TCGTTCTTGGTGAACTACTCTTCGTCCGTTGAAACCAACGTCGCCTGCATCACACCGGACTTCTGCCAGCCTGCGGCGACCTCTGCCTTGAAAGAATCCCACGCTGGGCGTCCCCGAATGAGCCCCGGTCGAGACGCGAATGCCTTCTCGACAATGGTGATCATCGTCAACGTGTACAACCGACGACCCGGACGCTCTTCACCGGTCTTGATGGTGAACAAGCCACGCAGCGGCGTCTTGGGCAGGTCGCCCCGGCGCTCCAAGTGCTCCAGCGTCACCACCGTGCGGCCCACGGTCTCGGCGAGCACGCCGACCGTGTACAGCGTCTCGGTCTTCTTCTTCCCGTTCTTGTAGAGCACCTCGCGCTCGTGACCCACGAGCGGCGCGCGAACACGCAAGTTCGGCGTGTCGTCATCGCGCTTTTCGAGCCGCCCCGTCTTCGTCAGAATCTCGCGGTTCCTCTCCACGTCTTCCATCGAGTACAGCCGGTCCTTGCCCGCACGCCCGGCCCCGTTCGAAGGCGGAGGAATGATGCCCTGCCGCTCCCAGAGCCGAATGGCCTGCACGGAAACACCCAGCCGCCGAGCGACCCTTCCGATGGAGAAGAGCGTCACCGGCTTGCCGTCGATGGTGACCGTGACTTCCTTCCACCGGGGACTCACTCGGAATTCCTTGTGGGCGGACTCGGTCTTCTGCTCCGCGAGACGGACCTTGCGCGCAGCCGCGCGCGACTTGCGGTTCCGCTCCAACACCAGCTTGCGGTACGCAGGGTCGTTCTCGTAGCGAGAGCGGCGGCCCTTGTTCCACTCAGTGGCGTTGTCCTCGTACCACTCCTTGAATTTGTTCTCGTCCGGCTTGGTTTTGTTTTCGCTCATCTGGGCATCCTTCTACGCAAAGCGTAGCAAGTGACGTAGAAATTGTCAACGCTCACGCGACCCACCCCATCTTCACGTAGAAGCGGTCGCGGTGACCGCCCATCTTCACGCAGAGATTCACCTTTTCGTCGCGGAAGTCCACGATGACAGGGTCCTTCTTCCCCTCAAACGGACGGAGGATTCGGCCACATGCCTGCTCAACGTCCCCCATCGGAACGGTGAGAAACGCGGTGTCGAGGGCGGGGATGTCGAGGCCCTCGGACGCGAACTGGGTTGTGGCGAAGATGACCTGCGCCTTGGCAGCTTCGTCGAGCGCGTCCTCCCCCATCCCGCCGACGTAGTAGCCCACGGTCGGCACCGGACCCGCCTCCTGCTTCCATTGCGCGCGAAGCTCGGCTTCGAGGTCTGACAGGTGCTTCAAGCGCTCGGAGAGCACCAAGAGCTTGCGCCCGGCAACAATCGCGAGCACGAGCTGTTCCGCCACCACCTTGTTCCGCGCCTTGTTCATGCACATGAACTTCAGCAACAGGTTCTTCGACACCAAGTTGGGGTTGAGGGAGGCGGTCTGCACGAGGTTGAAGTTGGTCCACACCTTGCGGACCTTCGGCTTCATCCGCTGCTCGGTGGAGGCGTAGAGGATCGACCCGATGTGGAAGTTGAAGACGTTGTCAGCACCGTCCTTGCGACGAGGTGTGGCAGAAACGCCTAGCCGCCACCGGGCCTTGAACATCGGCGGGACGGCGCTCCATGTCTCGGCTCCGATGCGGTGGACTTCGTCGGTGATGACCAGCCCCGGCCACTCCTTGAAGAGGGGGCCGTAGTCCCGGCCCGCGATGGAATGCACCATCGCGATGGCGATGTGCTTGCCTTGGAAGTCGCACTCGTCTTGCTGAATGAGCCCGACCTTCGCGTCGGGAAGGAACTGCGCGATGCGCTCCTTCCACTGGTTCATCAGGAACTCTTTGTGGACCACCACGAGGGTGGGAACGCCCATCTCCGCGATGAGGCCGCACGACCACGTCGTCTTGCCCCAGCCCGTCACGGCGCGCACGACACCGCCGAGTGAGCCGGTGCGGAACTGCCCGACGACAGTCTTGAGAGCGGTCTGCTGGTCAGGCCGGAGGGTGCCGCTGAACTTGAGCGGACCGGGCCACATGTCCGCACGCCCGTCGGTCACGTCCAGTTCGACCTCGTGGCCTGTCCTTCGGTTCGAGAGGAAATACTGACGAGGAACGCCGATGAGGCCGGGTTCCTTGTCGTTGAACAGGTAGACGGGTCCGGGCGGGTCACCGGGGTGATCGCCCACCTTCTTCGGGTAGATGGTGAGCTTCGCCTTGAGCCCAGCGAGCTGCATCTCGGTCAGGTCGGCACGGGGCAGCCAAGCCCAACCGGCAACGCGCACCTTCACTTGGGCGTCCCGTTCGGCGTCGGAGTCCGGGGCTGCAACAGCTCGTTCGTGGTGAGCAGGTCGCCGGGAATCGGACCACTGTGGTCGGGAAGCGAGGGCTCGACCTTCGCCGCCAGCTTGATGGTGCAGGCGGTACAGGTGCTCATGGCTTTCTCGATGTCACTGGTCAGCTCGGTGTGAACGTCGCCCACCGCGCAGACGAGGCACGTCGGAACCACCGGGCCACGCCCGCAGGCGTCGCAGGGAAGGTCTGCCGGAGAAACAGGCCGGAGCTGCACAACCTTCTGCGCCTCACGAACCTGCTCGTCACGCCGCAGTCCTTCGAGCGCGAACACCAGAATCTCTTTGTAGGGGGAGTCCCCGCTCGCGCCTTGGCTGACCTTCACCATCTGGTCCCAGATGCGGGAGAGGAACAGCGCGTCGTCAACCTGCTCGGGCGTGATGCCCTTCGGAAACAGAAGCCGAAAAGCCCCGCCCGCGCGCGCGAACGTGTCGCCGTGATTGCGGTGTCGCTTCTCGACGAAGAGTCCCGCCTCGCGTCCCAACTGCTCGAATTTGCCTTCGTCCGGTTTCATCGAAAGAGCCCCATCACGTTCGGTCGTGCTTCGTTGCTTCGTTGATCTTCCGCCTCCGCACACACCGCCTCGAACCACGACGGGGGCGGAACATCCAGCGCCGTGGCCGACTGCCAGCGCAGCTCGATTTTCCGCTGCTTGCCGCCCGTTTCCTCGACAACAGCCACCACGCGGCTCTGCCCGAGGTACAGCGTGGCGAAGATGAGCTTCACGGTGGCTCCTCGGGACCGTGCGGTCCCATCCGAACGAGGACCGCGCAGGCGTACCCGCGCGGTCCCCGAAAACTCGGTTCAGCTTCGACTCAGAACGGGATGTCTTCCGACGCGCCGGTCTTCGGCTCGTCAGCTTCCCCGCCCGCTTCGTCCGGCTTCACACCCGCGAGCATCATCCGCATGTCCTTCGAGGACTTCGGCTCGAACAGGGCCATGTAGTTGAACGCGACCAGCTTCGGCAGCGGCTTGCCGTCCGACCCGAGCTGGATCTTGAAGGTCCGCTTGAGGTTGCGCATCGCGTCCTCGTTCTCGACGGCCTTCGAGTACAGCTCCGACATCTTCTTGCCCCGGTAGTTGGCAACCTCGTACAGCTTGACGAGGTCAGCCTCCTTCTGGAACTCGTGCTCGTCGCCGATGTTGGGCGACTTCTCGTCGGCGCGGGTGGCCTTGTAGAGGCACCCGACCAGCGAACCACGGTCCTTCTTCTTCATCTGGAACTTCTTCAGCGACTTCAGCTTCGCAGGCAGCAGCTTGATCTCGTACTGGTGCGTGTTGCCCTTCTTGTCCACGTACTTCGAGCAGTCCACCACCGTGAAGTAGCCGATCCAGTACCGGCTCTTCGCCCCGAGGATCTCGCAGCACGCGGCACCGTCATCGCTGACAGCCTGCGCGCAGGTCAGCCAGTTCTTGAAGTCGCCGTTGATCTTCGGGTTGTGTTCGTGGAAGCACAGCGGTTCGTCGTCGAGGAAGATGAGTTCCTTCTGAGTCCCGACCGGCATCCAGAACCGATTCGGCCCGTACATCTGAGCGATTCGGTCTTCTTCGCGCTTCGTTCCTTCGAAACCTTCACTCGCCCAGCTCTGCTTTTGCTCAGCCATGTTTGTTTATCTCGCTTGGTTATTGGTTATTTTCGCTACAGCGCACAGCAACTGCGTTCAGAAGGGACGGTCATCATCCGTTCCCACCTGAGTTCCTGCCGTCACCTCCTTCTTCGAGTCGTCCGTCTTCGCACCGTCGTCCGTGTTCTTCTTCGGCTTCTTCTTGTCTTCGGACAACTGAATCCGATCGACAAGACCACTTACCACCGACTCGCAGCTCGAACACAAGTCATCGAACCGGAAAACTTCGACGCCTTTCCGGGT